TTGCTGGCCGGAGTCTCCACGACTAGCGCATCCCCTGGGTGTCGACGGTGAAGTAGGTGCTGGCCTCCTCCACGCTGAAGTCGAAGCAGGCCTCGAGGTGAGCCTGCGACTTGCGCTCGATGTAGTCAAGCTTGTCCAGTTCGACGCCATCTTCCAGACCCATCTCCGCAGCCAGTCCCCATTTGAGGGGGAGGAGCCACTCGGCGGGGAAGTCGAAGTTGTCGGAGCCAGCCACCATGTCGAAGAATTGGCGCTGGGTCTCCGCATGGAACGTGTAGCCGGCGGTGGCTGGAACATTCAGCAGGTAGAGGGTGCCGTAGTCTCTGCCGGGATCGTAGTAGAAGTCGACCGGGACTCCAGCTTGTCCCTTGGGACTGCGGATATTGTAGTCGGAGCGGGCGAGTTGCCGCAGCGAGATATCGTTCCCATCGGGATCTCGGACGAAGCTGCTCTCGAGAATCTTGAGTGGGCGGTCGGCGGTAACGTCGCTGCCGCTCGGCCCAATGGTGTAGTCGTAGTCCCCGGCCACCAGCGGAATCTCGACCGTGACTGTGACCCAGAGGGCAAGACCCTTTCGGGCCCAGTTCTTCACCATGATGTTGAGAGCCTGGGAACGGTTCGTCTTGTCCTCGGCGCTGAGTACTTCGCCGGCTGCCAGGTAACCAGTTACCCGGGCCGAAGAGTCCAGGATCTCGTCCCTGGTGAGTGTAAAGGTGGTGGTTCCTGATACAGCCACGTCAGACTCCTAGAGGGTTCGGTGGGAGGGGGATGGCCTCAGCCTCGGCGGTGAAGGTTGGCTCGACTGCCGGGCGGTTGATGGCGACGGGGAGACTCTCCGGTACGTTGCGCACATAGTCCTGGGGGTGGCGCGGTTCCCAGTGCTCGGGACAGACGTAGAATCCGTCCCAGGTTTTCTTGAGGGTACTGGCCTTGCGCTTCCGTCCGCAGGAGTCGCAGATGGCGTTGTTGTCGCCTGGGGAGTAGTAGTCTGCACGGCCCATTGGGGATTCCTTGAACAGGGAATGCCGAGATTGCGTGTTCGCGCAATCCCGACAAATGTAACAAACTGCTGTGATTAAGAGTCAGCCGCCGGGAGGACCGTGCCGGGAGACTTGTCAGCTGTACGACTGTGCCAGTTTTGCCCGAAACGCAGACCGGAACCGGCTGTCACCAACAGGGAACTGGCGTAGGTGGTGTTGGCCAAGCAGAAGTCCTTGTTGCCGTCGATGTAGCCGACATGAGTCGAGGTGTCGGACGTGATCAGGAAACCTGTGGCAGTGCCAGCCGCATTGACCAAGTTGAAGATGTTGTTGAGCAGCAGGAAGTTGGTGGCAAACTTCGTGGTGGCGAAGATGAGCACCGCACCTGCGTTGGTCGTGCGAGCCGAGTAGTAGTTGTCGCTGATCACAACGCGATTAATCGTGCCCCGGAAGTTGACCATGTTGCAGACACCAGAGGCTGCGAGCAGGAAGAAGCGGTTCTGCGTGATGCGCAGACCATCGTTTGCCGCCGTGGTTGCCGACAACTGAAATATGTTGAGAAAGTTGAGAATTGCGCTGGTGTCGCGAACTTCGCACGAATCGAAGTTGAAGCCGGTGGCCGTGGTCAGGTCGAAGAGGACTGCAATGTTCAGGAAGTTGGCGACGAACACGCAGTTGCAGATCGACACGTTGCTGGCACTGACGACGATCTTGGCGGTGTTGGCGGTGGTCAGGGTGAAGGTCGGACGGTTGTCGCCGGTGCCGAGCCCGAGGATCGTAACGCCAGCCTTGCTGATTGCGAGAGCAGTTGCCGAAGCGATGTTCTCCGCGTGGCCTTGGCCGACGATGATGATGTCACCACGACTGGCTACGCAAACATCGAGCGCCTTCTGCAGTGTGGCGAACGGCTTGCTGAAGGTGCCTTTGTTTCCGTCACTGCCAGTACTTTGACCGGCTGCGAGCGACGCTCCGTTGTTGCTGACGTAGTAGACCTCTCCGCGTGCCTGCGGGAAAACCAGCGGCATACCGAGAACGGACAGACCAGCGGGAAATCCGCCGGGAAAGGTCGAGACGCGACCTTGAGAAACGATTGAGGGCATTAAAATCTCCTAGCTGTGGACCCCGGAAGGGCCTGCTTGAGGACAGGCCACAGTCCGGAGATTTTTGTTTAGCACTTGCGAGCGGGTGCGCGCATCGGTGCCGGGGACTTCTTGGCGGGTTTCTTACGAGCTGCCATGTTACGGTCCCTCGGTGCCGTAGATCGCGCGAGGATCGACGATGCCGCAGGAATAGCGCTCGTAGCCGAGGGCCAGGGCGTTCTTCGTGTTGAAGTCGTTGTCGCGCTCGAAGGACATGGCTTCCCGTTGCAGGAAGATCAGGCCCTTGCCCTTGCTGATGTTGGTGCGGACGAACCAGGCCTTCGGGGATGTGAAGTAGTGGTTCAGCTTCACTCCGTCGGGGAAGATGCCGAGGTGCCGGATGGCGTTGATATCGTTGTTGGCGGTGCCGACCTGGAGGGTGGTGTTGAGGATGCGGGTGGCCTCGAACCAGTTGGCCGGAGCAACGTGCAGGCTCTTGGGCATCAGGTTGATCAGGTTCCCGCGATCATCAGTGGCCTGCATGATCTGGATGCACAGGTCCTCGATGGAGGCCTCGCTCAGATCGGCGGCAACGGCGAGCTTGTTGCTGAAGGTTCCGCCGGAGGTGTTGGGATGGTCGGTGGCCAGCAGGGTCTTGCCGTCGGCGTAGGTGTAGCTGGCATTGGTTGCCCGGTTGTACAGGGCTGCGGCCACCCGCTCTTTCGTCTGACGGAAGGCGCGAGCGTTGTTCGGCGCACGACTGCCGGAGACCTCCATGTAGAGGTTGTCCATCAGCTCTTCGTGCGTGACGATGTAGCCGAGGGCATAAGCCGCGTGCACGAAGCGGGAGATGGGACCTTGGGTCTCGGTGTCATAGACAGCCGAAGCACCCTGGGCCTTGACCGGGGCCAGCCCGAAGCCGGTGACTTGGACGAACTCTTCGTAGGCCTTGTCGCTTGTGTCGGTGTCGTACAGATCCGTGTACTCGGTCGAGTGCTCGTTGTAGGCACTCCCCCAAATGCCCTTGACTCCGGGCCAAAGCAGTTTGGGGTGGTTCGAGGTGCTGATAACTCCAGCCATTTTGATGCTCCTTGAAGTTGTGAGAGGTTAAACGCCGGCGCTCGTACCGCCAACTGAGTTGGTATTGAGCATCACCCAGATGTAGGCGTTGGTGCCCGGCGAGGTCAGATCGTTGTCGGCACGCTGCGGAGCGCCGATGATCTTGATCGGCAGGGTGGAGGTGGTCGTGGCCGAGGCTCCGTTGATGACGGTCTTGCAGTTCGGCGAGGTCAGAGTCGGGGCAACGCCAACCGCCAGACCGGTGTTCTTGTTGAACGCGGTCGCTGCGATGGTGTCGGTCTGGGCCTCGTAGATCATGTGCGGATCGTCGCAGACGTAGGCGTAGTAGTTCTTCGTCTTGGTGGCCGGGATGATCATCGCTCCGAGGTTGTCGGGATCACCGCCCAGGGGAGCGACTTCACCGTTACCAGCGGCGACGCCGAAGCCAACGATGACTCCGCGAGTGTTGCCGGAGGTGGCAGTTACTCCACGCGTACCGTAGAGGATGACAGCTGGTGCGCCGGTGACAAGGTCGCCACCAGCAACTTCAACGACAACATCGCCGACGCTGTAGGCGATCGTGTCAGTGCTCGGGATGTAGTAGAGTCGGGTCTGCCCGTTGTAGGCACTCCCGGAAACGGTGTGGGATGGGCGAAGCCCGAAGGGGGCGGCAGCATTTGCCATTATAAAGCTCCTACGTTAAGATTTGTTGGTCTTGAGGCTGATGCCGGCATTGTACCGCTGTTCGCCCGGCTTCTGCAGCAGGGAACCTTCGCGGATGGCCGACTCGAACTTGTCGTCGACAGCAGAGAGTTGATCCAGATCCTCTTGATGCCATTCCTGCTTGATCTTCATCAGGTAGGCGTAGAGTGGAGATCCGTCTTTGGATGAACCGACGAGACGCTTGACTTGAGTTCCGTCGCGAGCTTCTCCGATTTCCTTGGGAGTAACGAACTCGTAACCGCCGGCTTGAGCGGCCTCCAGTTTCCCGTCCTGGTCGTTGGTCCAGTAGAGGAAGTATCCCGGCAACTCCATGCGGACAGCCAGCTTCGTCTGCGGAGCCCCGAAGGGGATACGCGTGGGGCGCTGAGGCCGGTCGGCTTGGGTGCGAACCTGCTCGATGGCAGGCGATTGGGTGACGATTGGAGTGCTCATTCGGCGCTATCCTGGTAGTAATCTCTGACGTAATCTTCCCGCTTGAGGAAGCCCTTCGCTACAAACTTGTCGCAGGCTGCTTTGGCTTCAGCCGGCAGGTCGTGGTAGGTCTTTCCGTTGGAGCGGGACCCACGAGTCTCGGCTCCCCCGGCAACCGCTCCAGGCCGAGCACGCTCGGGGTTGTGGAACAGTTCCGGGTGGTTTTCCTGCACCAGGGCCTTCACCTTGTTGAGGAAAGCCGGGCCGACCAGTGACGGTTCGGCGCGCTTGAGTTCCTCGGCGTAGTCGTGGGTGAGGGAGCGCAGCACCCGGTTTTCCTTGTACCAGGGGTTGCTGTCGACCCAGGCCACGAATGCAGGGTCTGGTTCATCGGAGGCTCGCGGCGCAACGGCTCGCGGCGCAAGCTTACTTTTCTGGGAGGCTTCTTGCAGCTCGTCCATCTGCTCTTCGATGGCCACAACCCGCTCACCATCGTTCATCCGCAGCGCTTCTTTGCGCTCGTTCTTGAGCTGGATGACTGCACGCTGATAGGCGCGAGCCTCCGTTTCCTTGTGGTAGTTCGCGAACTCCTGGATGCTTTCCTCGAGTGCAGCGATCCGGGTGTCGCGGGCAGTGAGTTCGCCCCGCAGTTTGTCGAAGTCTTTCCGGAGAAAGCCGTTGATCTGCCGCCCCTTCTCGAGGAAGGCTTCCGCGTCTCTCCAGCGTTCCGGAGATCCATTGAACTCTTCCAGAGGCTTCCACCCGAACATGCGAGCTTCAGCCTCCACCGGGGAACTGGCGGCAGGAGTCTCTGTCTGAACCGTGGCTTCAAGCATTGGAGTCTCCTTCAATCGGATCCAGGATGGCCTTCACGTCCAGGTCGTTGATCAGGCGGTAGGTCTTTCCGTCTTGGCCCTGGCACATCGTGCCGGCGTACTTGGCGAAGAGCACCCGATCGCCGGCCTTGCACCAGGGGAAGGCCTGATCCGAATAGGCGGTGTTCCCCAGCGCGATAACCGTGGCTTCGGTCTGAGCCATTGACTCGCGTTGAGTCTGCGATGCCGTGGTCAGGATGATTCCAGCTTTCGACTTTACTTCGACTTCCTCGGGCAGCACCAGAACGATGTGCCCTGTCGGGTTGATTCCCACTTTCATGCGTTTTCCTCGTTTAAGATTTCACTCGAAAGCTCGATGATATCGACCAGATTCTGAGCTTTCCCTATGCTGCGCGCGTTGATCTGCGCTGTGGCGTCGCTTGTGTCGGAGGTGAAATTACCCTCCACCCATTGCTGCTGGAGCTCCTCCAACTGTTCCTTCAAGAACTGCCGAAATCGCTTCGTTACCGGATGGAGCTTCCACTCCTCCCACTCTGCTTCCGTTATTTTCGGAACTTGACTCATTTGATCCCTTGCCTAGTTGGATACTGCGTTGGAGAATTTCAGCCGCCCGGAGGAGGCTGTCCTGGTGGGCCTTGGCAGCCCCAATTTGCGTATTGATGACCGCAAGTTGTTGGTTGGTCGAAGAGTTCTGCGCGTTTTGCAGGATGGCGGTGGCGTCTGCCCGCAGCTTGGCGATCTTCGCTTGGTTGAGGTCGGCTTCCCCGAGAAGCTTGAGGGCTTCGATCTGGGTTTGCATCTTGGCTTCCTGGAGACGAGTCTCGCTGCGCATCTGTTCGAGCTGGATGCGGTAGTGGGGCTGCGCCGGGATTTTATCAGGTCCAGGAAAGACCGTGGGAATGTCGGACACCCGGATTGCCTCCAGGAAGCGACGCTCGACCGCGGCCAAGTCGTAGCCCTGGGTGGTGGCTGCCGATTGCTTCAGGAGCTGGACCTGTTGGAGGCGCTGGGAGTCGGTGAGCATGTTCGGGTCGGCTGCCGGGCAGATGAGCTTCTCGCTCGGGGCGTAGTCGAGTGCCAGAACCCGACGAGCTTCCCCGGACATGGGACTGCAGTATTGGACCTCGGAGTCGAGAAAGCGGCGATTGAGCAGGTAACGCTTCTGAAACTCTTTCTTCATGGAGCGGTAGAGGCGCTTCAGGATTCCGAGGAACACTTTCTGACCCTCCGCCACCGCAGTGCGGGTTGTCTCAGCGGGGGTGTTCTGGCCAGGGGTGATGCCGACCTGAGCGTCGGTTACGCCAGCGACACGCTCCCCGTAGTTGATGAGGAG